GGACATGAGTAGGCTGCTTGCCAGCTCGTCGTCTTCGATTACCCACCCGTGCTCATGGGGTCGGATGATGCCCGCTTGCATCAGGTCGTGGATCAACTTCCCATCGGCGGACGGCTTGAGGTACTGCTTGATGGATGCCTCAGACAGGCCCATGCCGGACTCCAGGTAACCAGCGAAACCGGACCGGCTCAGGTACGGTGAGTTACCCCGCTCCTCGGCACCAGAAGCCCACCAGCCGTTCGACAGGGTTTTGATGTGGCCGGACAGCTTGCTCTCCTTGCGGCCCCCGGTAACCGCGCTGGGTAGCTCGTCGCTCTGCTCAATCACTGCACTCGTCACCTGCTCGCCATCCTCGTCGATCCAGCCAGGAATCTCAACAGATGCCAGGCGCACATAGACCGGATCGGCCATCTCGGCGTCTTTGCTCTTGCGTTGCACGATCTGCATTGGTCCGCCGTCCTTTGCTGGGATGATGCTTATCTCGATGTCCAGCGCGCCGCGCCAGGCCGACGATCCACGCGCGCGGTGCTGGGCCTCCTCGCTCACGCCGGTATGGTGCACCAGGATCACGGCGCAGCCGAATTTCTCCATGAGCGCGCCGCAGGCGTCTAGCATCGTCTTGGCATCCTGCGCGCTGTTTTCGTCCCCTGACAAAAAACGATGTAGCGTATCTACCACTATCACACTGGGGCGCTCTGGGAGTTTTGAGATATGGTTGACCGCCTTGATATACCCCTCCGGCGTGTTGAGGTCGCATCCAGCGCGAGAAAGCCACATTGACAGCGGGCCAGATTGGTGTCGGTGTTTCCACGCCGCAATGCGACCGCGCAGGCCATGATGACCCTCGCCCGCGAGATAGACCACGGTGCCCGGCTTGACGCGCTGCCCGCACCAGTCAGGCGTCCGGCTGGCAATGCGCAGGCACCAGTCCAGCACGACGAAGGTCTTTCCGCCGCCCGATGGGCCGTGCACCATGATCAGGGCATTGTCTTGCAGCCATCGCTTGACCAGCCAGGAAATCGGCGCAGGCTGCTCCGAGAAGCTGTCAGCTGGCACCAGCCATTCATCCGCCACACCAGCAGGCACCAGCAAAGCCAGAAGGTCGCCACCGGCCTGGGCGTAGTCGTTGGCGTCCCCCAGCTCTGGCGGCATGACCACGCGAGCCCCGTGTTTTGCGCTGGCCTGGTTGGCATGATTGATGCCGGTCCCGCTCTTGTCGTTGTCGGCCACGATCACGACATCCTGGGCGTCCCCGTACAACTCGCGCAGCGTCCCCACCACGGGAGGCAGGTTGTTGGCACTGTAGGCGATCACGCACGGGCGCTTGGTGACCTCGTGAATCGTCGCCGCCGTAGCGAACCCCTCGGCCACATACAGAGGCCCTGGCTCGTCCATGGTGCCCAGCATCCAGAAGTTGCCACCAGACTGCGCGCCGCTGTGGTACATCTTGCCGCCGTCGTGCGCGATGTACTGCAGGCTCGACAGCTTGCCTTCCTTGCTGTATAGCGGCACCACCAGCCGCCCATCTCCCGTTACCCTGGCCCCATGCACCCCAATGCCCTTGCGCGCCAGGTACGGGTGATCCGGGTGCGCCGCTTGGGCGCCAGACCAGATGATCTCTATCGCCTGGCCCGCCACCTCCCTGGTGCGCTCAAGCTCGGCATCCCGTAGCGCCCGAGCCTCGGCCATGCGGCGCATGTTGGCCATCTCCTCGGCGTCTGTGAGCTTGCGCCCCACGTCCGCGCGCCAGGTGACCTCCATGCCTGCGCGCCAGCACCCGAAGCGGCCAGCCGGCACACCGTCACCGAATACCAGGTACCAGCCCGCCTTGTCGTGCCCGCCTTGGCCCTTGGTGCCGCTGCTGAATCTGTGGATCTTGCCATCCATCCAGATATCATCGGGCGGCGTAAGACCGGCCTCTAGCATGGCGTCTCGCAGTTGCGTCTCTGGCGGATCAATGCGCCGCTCGACGGGTGGCGACCACTCGCCGCCGAATATGCTTGACAGACTAGCCATTGATTGCGCCCTCGCTGGGCAGCAAAGCTTGCGCTGCTTGTTGTTGGCGCTGCAGGTAGCTGGCCACCCGCTGCACTGTCTCGTAACGCGGTCTGCTTTCGCCATGCATGAGGCGATAAAGCGCGTTGGGGTGAACCCCTGCGCCACGCGATACCGCCTGAATGTTCCTGTCGGCGAGCTGCCGACGCAGGCTCTCTAGGTCTTGCATATTCACACCTTTCGTAAAATTTTTTTCGTTGCGTGTTGCCATCATACCCCAAACCGCGTTACACTAGCCTCACTGCACACCCGGAATCCTCCAAACAGTGCAGCAACACGGAGTCATGCATCATGGCAATTCAACTCAAGCGCACCGGCTCACTCGCTGCATCTGGCGTCAAGCTGCTAGTCTACGGACAAGCTGGAGCAGGCAAGACCAGCCTCATCAAAACGCTGCCGAACCCCGTCGTGCTGTCTGCCGAAGGCGGCCTGCTGTCCATTCAGGACGCTGACCTGCCTTACATTGAGATAGGGACGATGGACGCCCTCAAGGAGGCCTATCAGTGGCTGGCCGAGTCAGCGGAAGCCGCCCAGTTCAAGTCGGTGGCTCTGGACTCCATCAGCGAGATCGCCGAAGTGGTGTTGAACCACGAAAAGAAGGTCAACAAAGACCCGCGCGCCGCTTACGGGTCCATGCAAGAGCAGATGGCCGACATCATCCGAGTTTTCCGCGACCTGCCTGGCCGTCACGTCTACATGAGCGCCAAGCTCGAAAAGACCCAGGACGAAATGGGCCGCATCCTCTACGCCCCATCCATGCCTGGCAACAAGACCGGACAGTCTCTGCCCTACTTCTTTGACGAGGTTCTTGCCCTGCGCGTGGAGCGTGACGCCGAAGGCAACCACCACCGCGCTCTCATGTGCGACTCTGACGGCCTATGGCTGGCAAAGGATCGCAGCGGAAAGCTGGCCGGATGGGAAGCCCCAGACCTTGGCGCCATCATCAACAAGATCTCAGGAGTGCAGGCATGAACGCCATGCAAGTATGGGCCGAGGCTTGGCAACAGGCCAAGATGGAGGAAACGGCCGCCACCATCCGCCGTCGCGCAGTCGAGGACAAGATGCTCGAAGCCATGCAGATGGACCAGGCTGGAGAAGACACCACCACCGTAAAACCTGCAGATGGCATTGAGGTGAAAATCATGCGCCGCATCGACCGAAAGGTTGACGCCGACAAGCTGCAGGAGATCGCCATCGAGCACGGCCTGATGGATCACCTCTCAAGCCTGTTCCGCTGGAAGCCTGAAATCAACGCCACCGCCTGGAAGCAGGCGGACCCCGCTATCGTCCGGCCACTGGCCGACGCCATCACGGCCAAGCCTGGCCGCCCTTCTTTCAAAATCACCATCGCCAACTAAGGAGTAATCACCATGGCATTCCTCGACATCAGCCTCTCTGACCTTCCCGAATCCACCAGCGGCGCTTACGATCCGCTTCCCGCCGGCTGGTACACCGCCATGATCGCAGGCGCTGACCTGCAGGCCGCCAAGGAAGGCGGAGGCCAGTACATCAAGGTCAAGTACAGCATCACCGGACCCAGCCACCAGGGCCGCATCGTGTTCGGCAACCTGAACATCAAGAACGCAAGCGCCAAGGCAGAAGAAATCGGGCGACAGCAGCTTGGCGAACTCATGCGCGCTATCGGCCTGGCCCGAGTGCAGGACACCGACCAACTGATCGGCGGCCAGCTCTCTATCAAGCTCGATATCCGCCCGGCCCGCACCGATGCGGCCAGCGGCAAGACCTACGACGCCCAGAACGAGGTGAAGGGCTACAGGGCTTCTGGTGGATCAGCACCGGCTGCTGCAATGCCATCCTTCGGTGCCGCCAGCCAACCGCAGGCCCAGGCACATGCAGCGCCTTCGGCACCCGCTGCTGCATCGTCTGCCCCGCCATGGGCCAAGCGTTGATGCCGTGAAAGCGTAAAAAAATGCCCAGAGCCGCGCGAACGGCCTGGGCAAATTTCAACAACACAGGACATAGAGACCATGAAAATCCCTGACCCGGATCATACCATCACGCAGGCAATCGACGCATACCACGAGAGCAAAGGCGAGTCGCCGCGCCCTCACATGGGAGCCTCGCAGCTCGGCCACCCGTGTGACCGATGGCTTTGGCTCTCTTTCCGCTGGGCTGTGCAACCCACCTTCCCCGGCCGCATCCTGCGCCTGTTTCGTCGCGGCCACATGGAGGAGGCCACCATCGTCTCTGACCTTCGCGCCATAGGCATAGACATTCGCAGCACAGGAAGCAGCCAGCACCGCGTTGACTTCGGCGCGCACGTCAGCGGGAGCATTGACGGCATCATCGAATCCGGAGTGCCGGAGGCACCGAAAAAGCGCCATCTTGCCGAGTTCAAGACTCATAGCAAGAAGTCATTTGACGCACTGGCGAAGGAGGGTGTGCAGAAGGCCAAGCCCGAACACTGGACCCAGATGCAGGTTTACATGCTCGGCACCGAGATCGACCGCGCACTCTACCTGGCCGTCTGCAAGGACGACGACAGGATCTACACCGAGCGCGTGAAGTTTGACCGGGAGGCTGCAGAAAAAGCCGTGGCGCGCGGCCAGCGCATCGCGCTATCCGACCGCATGCCGCCACCTCTCAGCACCGATCCGAGCTGGTATCAGTGCAAGTTCTGCGCGGCGCATGAGTTCTGCCACTCGACCCTGACCACTCAGCACGTCAACTGCCGGACCTGCGCACACTCGACCGCCAAGCCTGACGCGACATGGCGTTGCGAGCGTCACCAGGCCGACGGCATCCCGGTCGAGTTCCAGCGTCAGGGATGCGATTCCCATGTCATCCATCCTGACCTGGTGCCGTGGCAGCGTGTCGAGATGGAGATGCTGGACGACTGGACGGCGGTTTACCTGATCGAGGGCAAGCCCGTCGCCAATGGCGAGCCGCGCCCCGGTGTTTTCACCAGCCGCGAGCTACTGGCAAACCCTCAAGCCTGCGCCAGCGGTGATAGCTTCGTTGCAGACATGCGCGCCACGTTCGGCGGTCGCGTTGTGGGTTGATGCTATGCAGCTCAGAGACTACCAGCGCCGCGCCATCGACCAGCTCTATGCTTGGTTCAGCGCAGGCCACCAAGGCAATCCCTGCATGGTACTGCCAACCGGCAGCGGCAAAAGCCACATCATTGCCGTGCTGTGCAAGGAGGCCCTGCAGAACTGGCCCGAGACTCGCATCCTCATGCTGGCGTCACAGAAGGAGTTGCTGGAGCAGAACGCCGAGAAGCTGCGCCAGCACTGGCCCGGTGCCCCGATGGGTATCTACAGCGCCAGCATCGGCAAGCGCCAGTTGGGAGAGCCGATCACGTTTGCCGGAATCCAGTCGGTGCGCTCTCGCGTCAATGACCTGGGGCACATCGACCTGATCTTCATCGACGAGGGCCACCTGATCAGCCACAAGTACGAGGGCAGCTATCGGACGCTGATCAATGACCTGTTGG